GGCAGTTTTAGCTACCAAAAGCTGGCGGTCAAGCAAGGTGACCCCGAAGCAAAGCCCGGCATCGTGGGCGCGTTCTGCCGTACCTACGACATCTACCGCGCTATCGACGAGCTGCTGCCCGGCATCTACGAAGCAGTAGACAATGAGAAAGACCGCTATACCTATCTGGGCGGCTCTACCACGGGCGGCGCCATCGTGTATGATAACGGCAAGTTTCTGTTCAGCCATCACGCTACGGATCCCTGCTCCGGCAGGCTGGTAAACAGCTTCGACATGGTGAGGCTACACAGGTTCGGAGACGCGGACGACGTGAGCGATGCGAGTACGCCAGCGAACCGTCTGCCATCTTACAAGCGAATGCTGGAGTATGCCAACAGCCTTGATGATGTGGCTGTGCTGCTGATGCAGGAACGCTACGACAGCGCCATAGCTGATTTTGAGGGCGTGGGCGCGGATAACGCTGATGACCCCGGAAACTGGATGCTCAAGCTCCAGCGTGAACCACAGACAGGCAGGATTAAAGGCTCCATCGACAACGTGCGAATTATTTTAGAAAACGACCCGCTGTTGAAAGGGCGCTTTGCGCTGAACCGTTTTGCCGGGCGCGGCGAGGTGCTGGAGAAGCTGCCGTGGGACGTGGCGAAGGGTGAGCACCGCCGCCGTATGTGGTCGGACACAGATTCAAACGGCCTGTATTGGTACATGGAAAAGCAGTACGCCATAACCGGGCGCGGGAATATCGACGCTGCGCTGGACATCCACGCCGCAACCCATGCTTTCAACGAAGTGCAGGACTATATCGAGGGTCTGACGTGGGACGGTACACCCCGGCTGGATACGCTGTTCATCGACTATCTGGGCGCGGAGGATTCGCTGTACAACCGCACTGTGTGCCGCAAGGCGTTCGTCGCGGCTGTCGCTCGTGCCATGCTCCCCGGCTGCAAGTACGACAATATGCTGATTTTGTGCGGCCCGCAGGGCATCGGCAAGTCAACGCTGCTTGACAAGATGAGCCTCGGCTTTTTCAATGACTCCATCAGAACGTTCGAGGGCAAGGAAGCATCTGAGCTTTTGCAGGGCGTGTGGCTGGTGGAAATCGCTGAGCTGGACGCTTTCAGGCGCTCCGACGTAACGTGCATCAAGCAGTTTCTCTCCCTGCGCGCTGACCGCTACCGCGCCGCCTATGGCCGTCACGTTAAGGATTTACCCCGCTGCTGCGTTTTCTTTGGCACTTGCAATCAGGTAGACTTCTTACAGGACACGACCGGCAACCGCCGCTTCTGGCCCGTGGACGTGGGCATAGTGCCGCACGACAAGACCGTGTTTAACGACCTGACGGATGACGTAATCCGGCAGGTGTGGGCGGAAGCCAAAGTGCGTTGGCAAATGGGCGAGTCACTGTATCTGACGGGTGAGGTGGAGGCGCTGGCGCGAGACAAGCAGGAAGAGCACCGTGAAGCCAGCGTGCAGGAAGGTTTGATTCTTGAGTTCATTGAGCGCCCCGTCCCTGACGACTGGGTGAAGTGGGACATCGACCAGCGCCGGGCGTTCTGGAGCGGGCTGGCGAAGGGCGGGGAAGAAAGCTACACGATGGTGGAGAGGGACAAGGTTTGTGCGGCAGAGGTGTGGTGCGAGCTGTACTGCAAGCCCATCAGCGATATGCGCAAATCGGATGCGCGGGAGATTAACGCCGTGCTGGAACGGCTCCCCGGCTGGCGTTCAATTCATGGCCGGTTTGGCAAAGCCTACGGTGATAAACAGCGCGGATTCAGCAAGAAATGATGGTAACATTCTCCCCCAAAAAGCGGGAACATTCTCGGAAAAGTGGTAACATTCTATGGGAACAATCTTTTTTATGTTACCAACAAGCGGGAACATTCAATTTTTTCCAATTCGAGAATGTTCCCGCGAATGTTACCAAGAATGTTACCAGAAAAAATCTCAAAGCCCTTGAAAAATAAGGCTTTTTAAGTGAGTGGTAACATTGGAACATTCTTTCTTAATAGACTTTACAAATATGGGCGTTAGGGGCGCGCGCGAAACGCCTATCCGCCTGATCGTGCCCGTCTATACGCGCGCGGGCGCGCGAGAGTTACCAGTAGGCGAATTTTACGATTGGGAGGCAAGTAACTGATGCTGGAAAAAAGTGTTGAGCGGATGCTGCGCGACGGGATTGAGGCGCGCGTTCCAAAGGCCCGCTGTCTGAAATTCGTGACCCCCGGTTTTACAGGAGTGCCTGACAGGATTATTCTGCTTCCCGGTGCGGAAACGGTGTTCGTAGAGCTGAAACGTCCGGGACAAGTGGAACGGCAGCGGCAGCTTTTCGTACAGGCTGGGTTGCGGAAGCTGGGCTTTAAGGTGTTTTCTGCGGTAGATTCTCCTGAGAAGGTTCAGGAAGTGATTGACTACTGCGGCCGATGCGAAGGAGGCGGCGGGGCATGAAGTTTGTCCCTCATGATTACCAGCGGTACTGTGAGGAGAAGATCATCGAAACGCCAAACATTGCCCTGTTTCTGGATATGGGACTCGGCAAGACGGTGATTACCCTGACCGCCATTTACAAACTGAAATATCATCGGTTCGCCCTGCGGCGTGCGCTGGTGGTGGCGCCGAAAAAGGTAGCAGAAGCAACATGGAGCAATGAAACCGCAAAATGGGATCACCTGTCCGATTTAAGGGTGTCTGTGGTGCTCGGTTCGGCGGCGCGACGAGAGGCCGCTCTGGCGGCGGAAGCGGATGTGTATGTCATCAACCGAGACAATGTGGCGTGGCTGGTGGACTATTACTCTGACCCACACCACAAGGAAAGGACATGGCCGTTTGACTGCGTAGTGCTGGATGAGTCATCCAGTTTCAAAAACCATCAGGCGTTGCGCTTCAAAAAGCTCAAAGTCATGCGTCCCCGGATTCGCCGCATGATTGAGCTAACCGGTACGCCTACCCCGCATGGGCTGACTGACCTGTGGAGTCAAATTTATCTGCTGGACGGCGGCAAGCGGTTAGGGCGCACGGTATCGGTGTACCGCGATATGTTTTTTCTGCCGGACAAGCGTAACGGCGCGACGGTGTGGTCTTATAAGCCCCGTGAAGGGGCGCAGGAGGCAATCTACGGTTTGCTGAGTGACATATGCATCAGCATGAAAGCAAGCGACTATCTGGCCCTTCCAGACTGCATCAGCGAAGAAATCCCCGTGAAGCTGGACGAGAAAGCGCAGGCGGCTTATAGCAGGCTGGAGCGGGATATGCTGCTGGAGGTTGACCCCGAAACGCTCATCACGGCAAATTCGGCGGGCGTGTTGACCAACAAGCTGTTGCAGTTGTGCGATGGCGCGGTATACGACGAGGCGGGCAATGCGACTGTGGTGCATAACTGCAAGATTGAGGCGTTCATGGAGACGGTGGAGCAGCTAAACGGGCAGCGAGCACTTGTGTTCTATAATTTCCAGCACGATAAGGCGCGGCTGCTGGAGGCGCTGGGAAAGACGAAGCTACACGTGAGGGTGTATGAGGGCGCGGCGGATGAGGCGGACTGGAACGCTGGCAAGATTGACATTCTGCTGGCGCATCCCGCGTCTTGTGCCTACGGTCTGAACCTCCAGCGTGGCGGACATCATGTGATTTGGTTCGGGCTGACGTGGAGTCTGGAGCTGTACCAGCAGGCCAACAAGCGCCTCCACCGACAGGGGCAGGAGTATCCCGTAATCATCCACCATTTGATTGTGCAGGGCGGCGTGGATGAGGACGTGATGAAAGCCCTGTCCGGCAAGGAAAAGACGCAGGAGAGCCTCCTGAACGCCCTGCGGGTGCGTTTGGAAAGGGCACGAAAGGAGAGTTGCGTATGACAGTAAAAGAACTGTCGAAGCTGTACCACCTGAACCGCGAGGTGGAACTGAATAAACGGCAGCTTGAGCGGCTGGAAACGGATTGCGCCGAAGATGAAAGACTGCTGGCAGAACTGCGGTCTGCCATTGGCGACTGTTCGTCTCCTCCCCTGTCGGACATGCCCAAAGCGCACAACGTAAGCAGTCCGGTCGAAAACATGGTTATGCGCATCGGACAGCTTGAAAGCAATATTCTGCGCAAGCGCAACGCCATCATAAATATGCGCGTGACCATCAGCACTCGGCAGACCCTTTGTCTGCTGGAGCGTGAGCGCTTGGAGGCGTACATCGACGGTATAGAGGATTCACTTCTGCGGCAGCTTTTCACCTTGCGCTTTGTCAACGGCCTGCCGTGGGAGCAATCGGCTTTTTCCCTGTGGGGTGCCAGCGGAAGGGGCGAGACGGCGCGCAAGATGTGCTATCGCTATCTCAAGGACGATAAGAGCACCTGACGTGGAGGTTGTCCCGCTTTGTCCCGCGACAATTCCTGTCAAGTGTGTTATGTTATATGGGCAGACATCGGCTTCCGCAATGCGCACGTTTCGGTCTTTCCGGCGCTGGCGGGTTCGCCTCCTTCCCGCATCTATGCGGAGGCCCTTATTCGGGGTGTTTGCAAGGACTCATACGACGTAAGGGCAGCGCCGTGTGAGTCCTTTATTGTGCGCAGAAAGGGGGCGGATACCATGCCGCAATATCGCGCCGAACGGAACTACGAAAACCTGAACAAGGGCATTTTTCAGGGCACAACGGATTTAGGCATTCCGTATATCGCCCCGGAGGACTGTGACGTAGAAAACTGGATCAGCTTCAATTACGCCAAAACCGCGAAGGAAGAACAGTCACGGCACGGCGTACACTTCTTTATCGACGATTACCAGTTTACGCGCTTGTGGACACAGCCGGACACCTATTTGCCGCTGTTGCAGCGCTTTCCCGCCGTCATGACTCCCGACTTTTCAACATACACCGACTTTCCTGTGGCTATTCAGCTCTACAACCATTACCGCAAGCACTGGCTTGGCGCGTACTGGCAGTACGAGGGAATGCTGGTGATTCCGACCATCAGTTGGAGCGACCACCGTTCCTACGACTGGTGCTTTGACGGTGAACCCGTGGGCGGGTGCGTGGCTGTTTCCGCCGTTGGGACGCAGATGGCGGCGGCGCAAAAACAGTTGTTCATCGACGGATACCGGGAAATGATGGATAGGCTCAAGCCGTCCAAGATTATCTTTTACGGCGATGTGCCGGATGAATGCTACGGCAACATCGTACAGATACAGGCATTTCAGGACGCTATCAAGAAACGCAGGAAGGAGGCGCAGAAGCAGCATGGGAGGTAGAGGATCAGGCTCGCGCATCGTGAGCACAAGACCGCCACAAGCGCAGACCGGCGCACAGGCACAAACCGCCGCGGCGACCGGCGGCCCTGCGGCGCGTGTGTATGCCGGGCCGTTTGTCCATATGACACAGCAGGACGCGGACGACATGGCGCAGGCGCAGAACCGCTATGACATCAACACAAGGCTTGCAATCAACCAGTACATCCGTGAGGATGCGCAATCCAACGGCTTTACGCTGTCCCAAAATATGAACCACAAGCTGGAGAACGGGCAAACGCTGGACGCCACAGAAACCTATGTTGCACAGCGTCTCGACGCGGCTATGCACGATTTGGGCAAAAACACGATGCTGTTCCGTGCGGCGCACAAGGATTTTCTGGAGGCACTGGGCGTGCAGAACTACCAGAATATGACCCCGGCACAGCTTGACGCGGCGGTGAAGGGCGCGGAGTACAAAGAGAAAAAGTTTGTGTCCACCGCCTTTGACCGCTCCAAGAACCCGTTCATCAGCGGGGCGCAGTCAGGCGGACGCGAAGTGTACCTGAACATCAAAGCTCCGGGCGGTACAAAATGCGTGCTGGGCAACGCGAAGCAAGCCGAAATCATTCTTTCCCGCGGCACGGTATTCCGCGCTACGGGCGCGCACTTTGACGGCACGACGGCATACCCGCGATTGGGCGGCGCATTGCCGCGTGTCGTGGTAGACATCGAAATTATTACCGAGTAAGGGAGGAGCATCACATGGCTACCAGCAAGACGAGCAAGGCTTCCAAGACGGCGGAGAAGAAGGGCGGCAGAAAGACCGCCGAGAACAGCCCCCAGATGGGCGAGGAACGCTTTATCGCTACGGGCAAGAGTGTTACCCTGCTCAAGCCCGCAAAGGGCGCACGGGGCGTTTCTGGCGGAAAGAAGGGCAAGTAAATGGGCGGACGCGGTGCAAACTTTCAGCGCACTGTGTCGCCGCCGATACAGACGCAG